GTTGAGGTATAACCACCTAGACGCTCAAATTCAATTATTGACGAGCCGCCACGCAAAAGTTGAACATGACAGTAATTATCATTGCCAGCTGTCTTGAAAACACCCGCTTGTGAAACAAGACACAATATTTTGCTAGTTGCTGAACTAGGTGTAATTGTGGCTGTCAAACCTGTGTCTGCATAAGAAGTTGTTGAGTTGATAGTTTGTGTTCCATAAGTTGCTGAAACAACTTGCAAGACTTTGCCACCACCGCCTGCTGAGGGAGTTGCCCATTTCAATCCTGTTGCAGCAGTTGAATCAGCCGTTAAGACTTGACCATTTGTGCCTACTGCTAGACGAGCTGGTGTATCGGCTGCCGTTGCAGTGATTAAATCACCTTTAGCGTCTAAAATTACGAGAGGGTCAATCGCACTCCATGTGAAATCCATGTCCGTGTTAGATGCTTTAGCAAGGACTTGACCAGTAGTGCCACCTTTGAGATCGACAAGCGATGCGTCAATAGAATCACCTAGTGTCTCAATGGCAGTTGCGCCATTTTTTACTAAGTCGCTGGATGTTGGAACAGACCAGCCGAAATTGGGTGTAGTAGTTGCCATTAGGTTAAAGCTCCTGTCGCGTTAGTCCAAGTAAGTGTAGCATTTACGCCATACCAATCTAGTGAGGCTGGCAATACTGTTTCCCATTGTGTAGTAGATAGTGAAAAGTCTGTTGCTGAGATGTACAGGGTTATCTCTACAAAACTAGGGGTAGCGCGTAGAGCTACATTCTCGACAAAGCCATCAAATGATCCACCGAATAAGTTGCTTGGTAAGTTTTGGATTAGAATAGGCTCACCAAAGAACACGCCAATAAGGTCGTCAAGCATGGCAGTTGGGATGTCTGGATTGTCAAGTCTAAAGGTAATTGCTCCTAGTGAGCCTCTAGGGTTCTTGCGTAGGTTTAACTCTCTAGAGGCGATGTCAGTGATGTCTGCAAGGTTCTTGATGTTAGAGTCAAATGATCGCTCAAAGAGGCCGTAAGAGGCTATAGAGTCGCTGTCAGAGGTACTGTAGGTTGATCCGTATCCTGTGGAGTAGCGATAGATAAGGCTGTTACGGATGCGAGCAGTCTGAGTTGTGGATTTGATAGAGGCAGGTGTTGCATACGAGCCATCGAGGTTAGTAAAGCCATTTGCTGCAAGATAGTTAGATCTGTGGTCTGCATCGTCATAGGAGACATCTCCATCTTTTTCTTCATAGAGCTGACCTAGTGCGCTGGTAGCAATCTGATCTGCAAGCGTCTGAGACTTGGCAGAAGCACTAGCTGCAAGTGCGATCATTGTGTAGAAGCCTGAGTCAATAGTGCCGATGTAAGACTCAGCGTTCTCCCATGTGACATCTGCTGGATAGGTTGCCCATGTAACTGTTGGAGTTACCTCAGCCCATGTCAGGTTAAGGGCAGAACCGAGAATGGCTGCGATCTGTGCGCCATCTAAACCTTCTGCAAGTGCTGTGTTATAGACAACCTTTGTAAGTTTAGCCAATGAGCCAATGCCTAAGATTGTGCCAGTAGTAATGTAGCCAGATTCTTCGGGGCTTCTAACGCCAATGTTGAAATCTGATACTTCGCCACCGAATACAGTGACATAAGTGCCGCTGCCATTCTTTAGCTCTAAAGTGATTGGCTCTGTGACATTGATGGTGAAGTCTGCCCCAGTAGTGTTGATGATCTCTACTTGACAGTAACCTGCCGTGGCCTGTCGATCAATGTCTAAACGACCAGAGGCAAAGGACACAGAGGTGACAGTCGTATAGACATCATCACCTACTGTAATTCTCCACTCTGGAAGCCATGTCATACTGCTAAGTAACCTCTAAGAGTTCCACGCTGTGCTGCATTAACAAGGACTTGGTCAATAGCCTCAGCGATAGCGTTAGGGTCTCCAACGCCAGTATTTACAATGATGGTGTTGCCTGATCCGTACCCTGCACCTGAGTTCATGTTAGGGCTGTAGCCGCCTAAATCGCCCACAGACTTTTGATAATCAATCAATGACAGGAAGTCTGCATAGTTCTGCATGTCTAGCAAATCTGCAAAAGCATTAGCTCTTGCATTTGCTGCGTCTGCGTATTCGAGCAAAGACTCCGTGGATGCTGCTAAAGCATCTGGCATAGACACAGGAGCAATGTAATCTCCGACTGGGATTCCAGAACCTAGAGAACTGCTCGCTGGAATTGCTGCTTTACTTTGTCCAGTAGCGGCTGCCAGCAAAGCCAGCATCTCTCGTATCTTAGACAAAGCATCATCTAGATTCTTTTGACTAATCAGATCAACAGGCTTTAAGGAGTCAAGAATAGACTTGATGTCTGACAGTTTTACGCTTTGACCAGTAAGAGCAGACAGTGATTTAAGATCTGTATTGAGTTTGTTAGTTGCAGCAATAATGGCTGCTTCATCCTTAGAGGCAATGGCATCTTCTAGCTCAAGAATAGAACGCTTGACATTTAGGCGAGCCACATCATTGGCTACCTGTAATCGCTGTGCGCTAGAAGTGGCTTTGCCCAACGCTTCTGCCTGAGATGTAAGAGCTGCTGCAATCTGGATCTTGTCCATGTCAAAGACTTCTTCACCCTTATTGAGAGCGAGGTTAGCCTTGTCAATTACACCTTGTAGCTTCTTGGCTGTGTTCTGTTTATTGAGAAGAGCCAGTCTTTCTTTCTCGCGCTTGATTGCATCTTTTTCAAGTTTAGCCATCAATTCTTCTTGTTTTTTCTGAGTCAGCGTGAGCTTGACTTCTTCCTTCTTTTGAGGAATTACGACATTTCTGCCGATCTGTGCTCCAGCAAAACCAGAGAAAATGTTTCTTGGTAGGTTTTTAAGATTCTGAATTAAAGTCGGGATAACTCCAACAGTTCTGCCTGCTTGACGCGAGACATTAGCAAGGGCAGTTGCGATACTCTCGATCACATACGCTGCATCGGATGCGTCAGTACCGCCACCTACTAAGGCAAAGGCATCAACTAAACCGCCACCGATAATCTCTGCGGCATTAGATGTCGCAACGCTTAAAACATCAAACTTGTAAGCAGTAGTGTCTAAGTAATCTTCTGCTGCCCCTGCCGAACGCTTTAGAATAACTCCAAGAATCTCATTGAATGACTTAGATGTAAGCTCTGCTCTAGTAAGCCCAGTGTTGTATTTGATAAGTCCTCGGGTGATACCCACATAACCTTTACCAAGATCCTCAGTAACAGTAGCTAGATCAACTCCTGATGCGCGACTAATCGTAATTGCATCATTAAGAAGTTTCTGAGATTGAATTAACGATCCAGTCGTAGTTAATAAACCTTGAAACGCTGGACGAAGAACATCGTCTGCAACAGCTGCCGACTTTTCTAGATTAGCAATGTAGTCTGCAATTTGAGGATTAGCAAAGCCAATGCCTAAGTTTTCTACAGCTGTTGTCAATCGTCTGGCTGCTGCTTCATCTGCTGCAAAGGCTTTGACGGAAGCCTTGCCATAAGCGATGATTGCAGAAGTACCATAGGCAAGACCTACTGCACCTGCTAACTTTTTAACATTGCTGGTTAGTTTCTGAGTTGCTGTGTCCGCTTGCTTGAATGCCTTTTTGCCAGTGAACTCCGCGGCTATGTCAATCTTTACATCGGCTGCCATTATCGACCCCCTACTGACAATCCGCTGCCACTACCTTTAGCGACAACTTTCTCAAAATTAGTTTTAGAGTTTTCGATTGCTTTAATTACTGCTGCTGTGGTTCTGCCTTGATCTTCTGCAAAAGCCCTGAAGATTGCTCGACCCTTCATCTTTTGGCTTGAACGACCGACTGCTCCTTCTTTACGAACATAGGCGTTAGTAATCTGACCACCTAGTGCGTCAATAAATTGTTGTCCTGCATAAGGGTTATTGCTTTTGCCGTAGCCTTTACCAGTGCTAGTCATGTAGCGTTCTTCGCCTACACCTGTATCAAGTCTGCGTGTAGGAATTACTACTTCACGCATCTTGGCTTGTGGTCTGCCTTGTGGATTCTTACGACCAGCAGTTTCATAAATTGCACCTGAAACAGAAGCGTTTTGGATTCTTACTAATGATCTAAAACCAGAACGATTTGGCTTCGAAGGAGTTGTCTTATAGCCAATGCCACGCTTAGCATCAGCTGATGACCAAACTCTATTAGACCAAGAACCCTTTTGATTACTATTAGCCCAACCGCTTAGCGGAGCAGTTGAAGGAATGAATCCTCTGGCTTTAGCAGTTATTGGCTTTAGGATTTTACCTAACTCTTTTTGAGTTTCTTTTGCTAAATCTGGAGTGAACTCTCGAAGAGCCTTACGGAGTTCAACGCCGCCCTTTACGCTTGCTGGCATCGCTGGTCTCCTTTGCTTCATCTTTGAGCCCTTGCACAAGTGCATCGAGCATGGTCTTATCTAATTCCAATAAGTGCTGTGGCGCGATTCCCAACCTAATGCTTAGCCTAGCAATTAGATAGGTGAATGGAAGATCGCGCTTTAAGCTAAAGGGTCTGAGTCAAGCACCTCAACACTTTTAAGTGTCTCGATGAACTCAATCCCGAAAGGCTTAACAGTTTCACCTGACCTGCGAGTGACTTCCCATGCTAACCAATAAACATCCGACTGCTTTTCCTCATCGCGAAAAGCCTTGTGAAAACCCTTTTTAGCGTACTGCTCGAACGAATACTCCACTGCTGGAGTGATCTCGCCTTCTAACACGCTTCCATCTGTACGAACGATCTTTAGTTTTGCCATGATTAGCCCCTTTGTTAGTTACTTAGAATGTGCCTGTAGTTGCTACTGCAACTGTTGAGTTAGCAGTAAATGTGATTGACTGTGTGCCAATGTCACCAACAGCACCATTGATGTCTGTTGTGTTATTGACTAGCAATGAAACAGTGTA